GGCGAGACTCCCCCCAGCAAGTCAAGGTTTCCTCCCATCTCGTTGAACTCTTTCTTGAGCTGCATCGCCACCGACATCACCTTTTCCAAGTGCTGCCCCGAGGTCACGATCTGTGTGATATTTTTCGGGTCGTTCACCGGGACAAGGTCGCCGTCGTTGGCCTTTTGGATGCGCTCGGCATCCTCGGCGTCCCCGGCCCGGTAGGTCGTCAGCTCCTTGATCCGATCGATGGTCCTGATGAGCTTGCGGTAAGAGCGGTTGGTCGCCTTGTCGAGGTCAATCAAGTGCTGGATGGGGCCCTGCGGCATCAGGTTTCCGGGAACGATGTCGAAGCCCAGGATGTGGTAGGGCCCGCAGTCAGGCCCGACCCAGCGCTGGATCTTGAGCGCCTTGGGCTCATCCGGCATCCGGCGCTCTTCGGCGTTGCCGATGGCTGAGGGGCCGGTCAGGTAGTCGTCGAGAAGGGTCACGACCAGCCTGTGCCGGGGCAGGTAAACCTCCCAGAGGTCCACCATCGGCTCGAAGTCCTGGTACATGTCCGAGTAGTACGTGCGCCCGAGGGTCGAGATCCGTTCATCGCCTTCGAGGTTGATGAGCTTGTCTTCCGACTCCGCAAGGTGGGCCAGGCGCTCCCGCGTTTGCCGGCCGCCCTTCGAGAACATGGTCCGCTGGAGGGCGTCCAAAGGGGCGCGGTAGCGATGGCCCATGAAGGAGATGTTGGAGAAATCGCGCGCGTGGGAGTCGCACACCCAGTCATCGAGGTCCACGATGCAGGCGTAGGGCTGACCCGCTCGGAGACTCCAGGCCATCGAGGCGGCATCGGAGGGCGTGGCCAGGCCGACCTTGATAATGCCGATCGAGTACAGGGCGTCGATGACCCAGCGCCTCAGCGTCTCTTCGAGGCGCATGTGCTGGATTTGTTGGTTGCACCAGGCTTGCATGGCCGCGACGGTCGGCTTCTGGGCGCGCTGGAACGTGCTGAGCATCACGCGCGGGTTCTGGGCCACGAGGCTGGTGGAGATGATCGACTGGTAGAGAGCGATGAGGTTGACGGGGCGTTCGTGGCGGGAGCCTTCTTCGGACCAGTACGGCCCGACCTTGAGCCGGACGGCTTCCTTGCGCTGCTCGCGGGGATAGCGCAGGACCAACCGAGCGCGTTGCATCGCCTGGCAGAGCCGGTCAAGCCGGAGAGGAATCTTGGCGTGTTTCTTCGCCACCCATCACTGCCTGCCCCTGGTCAGTTCTCGGCGAACTCACGTTGTCGATCCTCCCACATTTGTCTCCTGCCGGCAAGGGTCAGGGAAGCATTCAAAGATCAAAAGACCGCCTTTCGTCTCGCCGCATCGTCGCCACCCAGCTTTCTCAAAGCACCAGCCAGGCTTTCCGCTTCTGACTTCGCTGGGATTAACGTAGGTGTACAGCCGTTCGCCAGGCCATTTCGTCCAGGCAATCTGTGAAGCCTCCCGGATCATTTCGCTAGAACGGTGCGACGACTCGTTTCTGAAAATCGAGCAGTTCACTCCTCTTTGGCCGCTGTCGTCGATGAATTTCCTCCACGCGAACAAGGCCGCACACAAGAAGCCAATGAGGACCAGTTTCTCTCCTGGGCCGACAAATTGCCTTATCTTTGGGTGGCGGTTCTTCTTGGACGAGTAATGCCGCCGAGCCATCGCAAATGCGTGCGGCTCTCCGTCGGCGCGCTCGACCCAAAACTTACGACTCTGCAAATTCTCGCTCACGGGCTTCCCAGAAATTCCTGCGACCAGCAAGACTCAGGATAAATCTCGGGTCCTTCTTGGGGTCGGGCTTGGCCTGCTCCTTGTGCCGGCTCACCGATCTCCTACTCACCATCCACGCCAAGGCGTCCGCGATTACTCGGTCGCCGTGGTTGACTCTGGCTCCCGAGGGGTCGTCCCGCGAAGCGGTCTCGGCGTGCTCCACATTGCCCATCTGATCGTACCGGAACGACCGGCATTCTTCCAGCGCAACCTTGGAGCGGTTGACGAACATCCCCGTGGCCAGGGCTTCGCGGTAGTCGCGCAGGAGTGGTTCGATGGTCTTCTTCGTATTGGTCCAGCCCGGTTTGTCCGTGACGACGCGCTCGAGGGTGACGGGGATGTCCTTCTCGTGTCGGTAGACGTGGTAGAAGCCTAACTCCAAGACTTTGGCTCCGAAGCTGAGTCCTGGTCCGGGGATTTCCCAGCAGAGCAGTGCTGGGTAGCCGTTCTCGTCAGCAAACCAACGAGCGAGCGCCACAGCCATGACGCCAAGCTCCTTGGGATCGACGTTCGGGTTCGCGTACTCGGCGATCTTTTCTCCAGTGTCCCGGTTGACAAAGGAGAGGCAGGAGGGGGTTGCTCCTGTTCCGGCGGCAATGTCGCCACCAATGGCGATACGAAGATGCGGTGGGGAACCGTCGTGTTTAAGATGAATCCAGAGTCGAAGTGGACCAGCAGAGTCGCGTTGAAATCCCTTTGGTGCACCTCGACTGTCGCACGATAGGTTCCCGACTGTAAAAGGATCAATGGCGTACTCATCAATCAACCTCCGGATAAGGAGTGGTTCGAAGAACAAGCTCGTGGACCCGCTCACGTCTATGTCAAGGTCCATGGCGACAGCGCGAGAACTACCCCGTCGGCGGCATTCGGCATCGTACCACGGCGAACGGAGACCAGGATAAGGTCCTCCGGCTGGACTTCCGTCCAGAACGAAACTGAAGTCTCGTCCGTGGTCAAAGTTACTCTCAACCTTTTCGACGAGGTTGGTTCGTTTATTGAGTCGGTACGCTCCACGGGATTTCTCCGGGTGATGGGACCAGTGGACCACAAGTTTGTCCGTGACGCAGTTGGTGGTCAGGGAGTGAAAGGCTGTTCCTGGGCCGGTGTGGGTCGAGTTGAAAATGCGACAATTCGCGGTATCGGCGGTGCCGGACAAGACCTCGTAGGCATCGGGGACGCGGGAGAACTCATCGAAGAAGGCGACCGTCGCCCGGCCGCCAACGCCGATGTCCTCGGTGGTGGCTTGTCCGGTGATGGTACTCCCGTTGTCGCGGTTCTCGAAATGCCGGCGGGTGCGGTCCATCTTGGGGAGCAGCCACTCGGGCAGGTGCTTGTGCAGGAAGTCGATCTTCCAGAAAAGCGAGTCGGGGGTTTTCCCATCGACGAGCTCGCCCACGCGCGAGACCATGAGGGTCTGGGTGTAGGGGTGGAAGTGCCAGAGCCATTCGCAGACCATGACGTTGATCCACGACAGGCCCATGTCGCGGGACTTCTCGATCACGAGGTCTCGCTGGTTGTCGATGTGCTCCAGGATCGAGCGGAAGGTTTCCTCCTGGTGGGGCCAGGTCTCGAATGGGACCACGCGGGGACGGCCGATCAGTTCTTTGGGGTGGTAGGTCCAGGCGAAGACGTTGACGTAAAAGAGGATGTCGGCCTTGCAGGACTCGATCAACTTCTCCCGGCGGCGCCTGGTGTCGGCCTGCTTGCGGACGTGCTGGCGCAGGTTGGACCAGAGGTTCATGGTCGTGTCGCCCTGATCCTCAGTTCCCTCTCCACCAGGTTCGCCCTTTTGTGGGCCTGCTCGTAGCTCATGCCCTTCTGCATGTCCCGGCGCTCGACTTCTTCGTGGTAGCAGATGAAGGGGAGCTGGCTCGGGTGGACCCAGCCGTCGAGGATAACTTGGGTCTTGCCGCAGAGGCCGATGTCCTCAAGGCCGTTGCCGCCTTCTACAAAGTCCATGTCGTGTTTGATCTTGATTTCGTTGCCATCGACGAGCATGACCGATGTGCCGTCAACGTTGCCAACGGGAGTGTGGAGGCGGTGGGCGTTGAAGGACATGCTCGCCATGACCCATGGAAGCGAGCGGATCGCCTGCCACAACTCCTCATCGACCTTGGGCTCAGTCATGCGGACTCCTTCACCTGCCTCAAGAGATCATCCAGCATCGCGTCCCTGGGGTCGTGGCCGAAGCAGACCTCCTGCCCGCACAGGGGGCAGACCTGGCCGGGCTCGGGCTTCTTCAATGGCTCGGGAGCGGCGGGAACGGCCGCCTGGACCTTCTTGCGATCTTGCAGCCTCTTGAGCCTTTCTTCCTTGCGTCTTTCGTGGGAATCGGTCAGCATGGCGTACTTGGCCATGAAGCCCTTGAAATCCGTCTCGAACCACTCCGCGGCACTGGCGCGCTCGAGTGTGTCGGCATCCTGTGGTGGGTGCGAGACCACCCACTTCATGGCCTCAAGGAGGGAGGATTCGTTCATCGACTCCCCCTCGGCTCAGGTCTCCCATCCCCCTCCATAGCCATCACCACCAGCCGCAGCGTCTCGGGCCGGACACAGAACTGCTCCTCCGGACGCTGCCCGGCAATCACCGAGAGCAGTTTGCCGGCCCGCTCTTTCAGGTTGTGGATGGGAAAGATTTTCGGCTCAGCCATTGGGCGCCCTTTCCGCGCTCTCGGCAATCATGAGAAGGGCCCGGTAAAGCCCAGCGGCATCTCCCAGAAGGAGCGCCGCCTCAGCAAGAACCGCCCTCGGAGGCCTCACTCCAACGCACTGGCGCAACCTCCCAACCGCGGTGTCAATCTCCTGTAAACGCTCAAACGCTTCTTTGCAAGGATTGTTCATGACAGCATTGTAAGACACTCGTCCCCAGATTACAATGCCATCATGAAAACACGACTCTTCAACGTCCGTCTTACCGAAGAACAAATCGCCGTCCTCACCATGAGCGCCAAGGCCGCCGGTCTTACAGCTTCCGAGTTCGCCAGGCGCCGTCTTACTCTTCCACCAAAATCAGATGCCCTAGGAAACCAGTCTTGTCTTACAGTTCAACCTGTCTTACAATCTTCCCCTGCTGATGGCCGGTGTGCAAGATGCGTTCGGGTGGGAAAGAAATGCTGCAATCTCTGCCAGAGGGAAGTCGACAGACTGGCTGCCGAAAAGGCTGTTGTGGAAGGGGGTTAAGTCCCTCGCACCACCCCCTCACAGCACCCCACGGTCTGGCTCAGTCTCGACGTAACCTGGTGCAGGACGCCAACTACTGGCCGCCACGGATCGCGCGATCTAGTTCGATCTGCCGCTTCTCGGCGCCGCGTTTGACATGGCGGCGTAGGGTGCGAGCCGATCGGCAACGTTTGTCGGTCGTGTGACGTAAGTCGAGGAGTGGTGAGGGGTTAACCATGTCTGCCATGTCCATGTGTGACTGCCTGCCGTGCCGTCGTATCGCTGCCCTGTTCAACCGCCAGGCTGCCGTGTTGGTGCGGCGTGAGTGCTCCAAGGTGCGTTGTGCCATGCTGGCCTGGCGGCTGGACCGCTCGCCTCTGGTGCAGCAGCTCAAGAGCGTGCAGCGGTGCAGACTGGGCTCATATGCCACGGTGTAGCGGTGCAGCTCGCCCTGATGCCCCTGTTGGTGGACGGGGGCGCCGGGGTGTGCTGGCCGGTGGTGGTCAGCCGCAACTGTGGTTACGACGGGGAGTACGTGTCATGTCCAGTGCCGAGAAGCGTTCGCGGCGTGTGCCGCAATTCGAGTGCCAGGAGTGCGGGAAGCTGTTCTACAGTGCCGCGGCTGCTGAGCGGGCAGCGTTCGGGGATGAGGGTTGCCCGCAGTGCGGCAGCTCGGATATCGACCTGCCACGGGAGCTCACCCGGCAGACCAGTCGCAAGTGGGAAGGGGGTGCCTGATGGACTGGGCTATCCTGGTGTCGTTGTGTGTTACGGAGTCCGTGTTTATCACGCTGGCCGTTCTGGGGCCGGTGTGGGGGAAGGGGGTGAGGTGATGGCCTACCACGTGTTCAAGGGTCGGCATGGGCAGTGCAAATGCCTTTGGTGTGGTGCCCGTAAGCTGGGCAGCAGCGAATGCCGCGTAGGTGATGACATCCGGGTGCGGGTGAAGCAGTTTGCCTCGGAGCACGGTCGGACCTGGAAGGCGGCGCTACGGCACCTGTGGAACACGAGCCAGGATGAAGGGCTCTTGCGGCAAGCCAGGAACAGCATCGGGCCGCGCCAACTCGACAAGATCAGCCAGCACTTGCTGGATCGCGTGACGGTTTAGCTTGCGGCCGGCTCTGCTGCCCCCTGGTGTGAGCGGGGGCGCCGGAGCATGCCGGAGTGGTTCTGGTGTGCGGGAACTGTGGGTACTGACGGGGAGAATACCGATGAAGGCAGGGCGTACACTCGTGGAGCTGGCCACCGAAATCCAGCGGCAGTGCGAGACGAAGCGGGACTACATCGCCGATACTCGAGCGCTGCGCATGGCCCCGAGCGATGGGGGCGTGGTGCTCCAGGGCGTGAACGGGGGCATGGCCTTGCGGCCGATTGCTCATGGGCAGCTCGCGGAATACACCCGTATCCCGAAGCCCTACTATGACCGTATGCTGACCGAAGCCCCGGAACTGCTCTCCAGCAACGTCAATCGCTGGTTGGGTGGGCAGGGTGCCAAGCGCCTGGTTCGCACCCTGGACAACACCGTCCGGGCGTTTCTCTCGGAC